TTACAATCAGAAAGTTTTGTCATTATAGATACTAATGACTTGGATTTAAACTGGTGTGCCTCATCTCCAACAACCACATTAAATCTTGAAAAGTATTGACGGGGAAGTTTGTAGATAGACTGCCAAGTTGTGATAATCACTTGTGAGTCTGTTTCTCTTTCTTTTCCAGCATAAATCTTGTGGCAAAATGAACCCACATTCCACCCATAATCTGCAAAGTCTTTATACATTTGCTCTACAAGGGATGTCGTTGGGACGACTATCAGAATATTTTGCTCTCTCTCAACGTAGTATCTCACAATCGAGTATATCATTAACGACTTTCCAGAAGCAGTTGGAGATATCAATAACTTGCGATTATGTTTTAAGGCGTCGTATACTCCCTCAACCTGATAATCACGGGGAGTATGTGAGCAAATAGAATTCATATAATCTTTTACGCCTTCCTTTGAGATGTGTTCGTTTACCTCAAAAGGAAGACCATAGTATTTGTTGTCTTTAAATTCGTAAGTATATTCATGATCTTTACAGAACTGAATAATCTTATCTAAAAGACCAACATAAATTTCTCTTGTATTTACATTAAACAAGTAGATAAATCCATCCCACCACTTGTTCTTATATGCAGGAGAAAATTTAGCATTTGGAACCTCAAATTGAAATGAATCTCTTAATTCATAATAGACATGGGGATCCGCAGTGATCTGCAAATTTATTTCATTCTTTTTTTCTATAATCAAGTGGCTCATAGTTTATATCATTGCGATACAAATATTTATTGACAATAAAAAAGAGGCCGAAGCCTCAATTATATCCTGCAGTAAATTTCATAAATTCTATGGCATTTTTGATTTGAAACGTGCGATTAGAAACTGTTTTAATAATCTCTTCCAAGAACTTCAGCATCGTATCATAATACCGAATTTTCATATCAATTTTATTGAGCCTATCATCGGCCTCCATATGCCTCTGTATGGCGTCTTTCTCTCTGACCTTATATGGGAAAGGCTCTTCCACATAGACCTCTGCTGGAGCCTTTCCTGTGTAGTAGTTATAGCGTTCTAATCTTACCTTGTTGTAGGTTTCCCTTGCCTTCTCACGAAGCAGAGTAATTGTATTGTAAATGGTATAGTATTTGGAATGTAGTTGAGGAATTTTTAAAGATTCATCGTGCAAATTATCTGGATCCATGACAGAATCTTTCTGCCACATTTCTTGCAATTTTTCTAAATCAATTGACATTTGATACTATTCCCAAAATCCATTCATCACCAGGATATTCTATACTTCTTTTGTTTATTTGTCCATTATTCCACCACTTTGTTCCTTTTTGGGAAGGTGGTATTTGATTTTTATTTTTAAGTGCCTTACTTATTTTATTTTTAGTTTTTTCACTTGGAGGACCTTTTTTAATACCCATATGTGATAAACTTAATTTTTTTCTATGTTCTTCACTAATGGTAGGACCCTTTCTCCCTTTCATTTTTTCGCTTTGCTTCTTTTTTTGACTTTCTGTTGCTATTCGTCCAGAAGAACCATCTCCACCATTTGTTTTATTATGAAGAATTCCTGTTCCTAAATCTTTTCTACCAAAAATAGAAATCATGTATATTTCATGTTTAAATGCCTCTTCCTCTAAAAGACCTTTCTTTAAAAATAAAACTCTTTCTTTTGGTGGAACATATACATTATTATGATTTTTATTATATGCTCTATGTTTCTCACCTTTTCCAATATAATATGGAGTGTTATTTTTACGCAAATATGCGTATGTATAAAACCTTTTAGAATCTTTCATCTGCTTCTATTTTGGTTGGCATCAGTTTGTTGTGTCAATGTTATATACAGTATACTTGAAAGTAACGTCTGCTGTAAAGTACTGAACATCAGTTTGCGTAGCGTCAAACTGAAGAGACGTTAAATAAATTGGAAACAAATCTTTAAATTTTACCGTTGCATTTATATTAAAATTGCTATCTAAAATATAAAGACTACCATCACTAAAAGCCCTCTTAGGATCTAAGGGTTGTGTCACATCATCCTCAATTGTTAATAAGTCTCTATACTGTCCCGTAGTTTCTGGAAAACCTAGACCAGTTATCCAATTGTGAATGGCCATATAATTTTCCATATCCTCATCAACTAAAAATTTTAGTGAAAAATCCCCATATTGAAGTTTTCCACCAGGAATGTCTAAGTCTTTGAGATATGTTGGTTGCTGTACCAAAGAGAGTGAAATCTCTGGAATTTTTGCAGTGTTGCAGAAAAATGAAATTTTAGGTTCTTTTGCCAGAGTGAATTTAAATCCAACTGGAGAAAGAAAATTTCTATTGTTTATCTGTTTATCAAAAGCGGTTGCCATAATTAATATTTTCCGTGATGAGCACCTGTTGGTGGATGTGCCGCTGATATTGCTCTAATTGTTCTATCTTTAGGTAATTGTCCTTGTTTCTTTAAAGAACCTTCTAATTCTTTAAGTGGAATTACACTATCTCGACTTATTGGTCCACTGGAAAGTTTTTCTGCTTCTAAAATAAACTGACTAAAAGTTTTCATCTTTTTAATTTTATTTAGATAAAAAAAGAGGGGATTTCTCCCCTCTAGATTTAAATAATGTATAATTTAATTTTCACATTAAATTGGCAACTTTAACTCTTCTGTAGTATCTGTTGCTGTTTTCCTTGATTCTACCAAGACCTTGACCATCTGCGGCTGAACCTTCAGCAAATGGGTTGGAAACAAGACCATAGCGAGTCTTGAAGCCAATCTTAGGCTGGAAGGTGTCCTGACCAACGGCACGAACCATTTGGAGAGGAACATAAGGACAGTAGAAGAGACCAGCGTCATAAGGGGAAGCACCCTTATATCCAACAACGTAGTACTGGAATGGAGCAACGTTTGCGGAATATGGGTCAATATAGACGCGATACTTACCTTGAAGAACACCAGCGAAGGTGTTACCAGTATCGTCTACCTGGAGATTAGCGTTAAGAGCTGGGGTATAATCCAGAACTCCTGCCATAGTGAGTGCGGAAGCAACGTCAGCGGAGCAGAGGATCATATTACCCTTTCCTCTACGAGTTCTTTGTGCGATTGCGTTCGCATCACGCTCGATTTGGAAGATAAGACCCTTGAACTTCTCAACAGACCAACGACCGTTGGAGTCAACATCAAGGTCAAAAGTACCAGCAGTTGCGGTATTAACTTGAGCACCTGATTCGGCAGTCTTATAGATGGTACGAATAACTTCACGGTTGATCTCAGCAAGAATCTCAGTAGAGAGAATATTTGCGAGTTCAGCCTCAGCATTCAGACCATGAATTGCCTTAAGGTCTTGAGCAAGCTCAAGTGAATACTCAGCTTTCAGAGCACGGGACTTAGCAGCAACGGTGACTTTCTCGATTGAGAATGCCATTTCGTTGAAGGCATTACCATCAGTTCCAAGTGCTTCAGCAGTCGCGGTATTCATACCTTGACCAACATTATATGTGGTCGCAGTTTGACCTGATTCTGGGTTCAGAAGACCAGGATTGGTTCCGGACTGAGCAGTAGTACCAAATCCAACACTGGCCCCAGAACTTGCTTGACCAGTATAGCCTGTGGTATCATAAGTTCTATTTGTACCAATACCAGAGAATGTAGTATCTGCTTCGTTGAAGAGAGCTTCAACACCACTCTGATTGGTATAACGTGAACGCATAGCGAAGATAAGTCCAGTAGGACCATTCATAGGCTGAACGCCGCAAAGGTCATAAGCGACCAGATTAGGCATTGAGCGACGAATCAAGCTGATAAGTACTGGATCGAAACCTGCGACAGGACCAGCAGGATTAGCAGTTCCATAAGTATTACCACCATAACCACCAGTACCAGCACTCATGGTTGGGGATGCTTCATAAAGGAAAGAACGCTCTTCACGGAGTTCTCTTTCTTGGTTTTCTAACAGGATAGCAGTTACCGCTCTACGATGTGAATCTCTAATTGGATCTAGACCATCATAGTCGAGAATGGGTGCCCACTTCTCCTGCAGATGCTCTGCATTGAACATTTGCATTTGATTTTACCTCTTTTTAAAAAGTTTTAGTTTGATTTATAATTTAAAAATCACTTTCTAGCGACTCTACCGAGTGTTTGAAGATATGCTTCCATCATTGGAGACACAGATTGAGCCTCGTAATTATAGGAAACTTGCTCAGACAAATTCTCAGTTTCATCTCTTTGAGTACCAGTATTTGTTGGGAAGTATGACTCCCTCAGAGTTACCAGTTTCTCACGATAGTTTGCTTCACCATCAAACTCAACATTTTCGGCAAGAGAAGCGAGTTTGTCTTTCTGAGAAAGTGCTAGACCCTCAGCGACATCTGCAAAGATTACATCAGCAACTGACTCTGCTAATCTTCTATTGAGAGCAACATTTCTTTCGATTTGCTCGTTGAGTTTTTCTTCCATTTCATCAAGTTTATCTACCATACTCTCGATTACATCATATCTATCTTCAGGAACAGTTACATAATGATCTTCAAAAAGCTGCTTCATTCCAGCAAGGAATGATTCAGTCATTTCAGTCTTGAGACCGTGCTCAATTACAAGTGCATTCTCTTGAATCCACTCGTCAGCAACATACTCAAGGTATGCGTCAACACGATCTTCAAGACCTTCTTTAATTGATTGAATTTCTTCTACAAGAGCTTCTTCATAAGAAACCTGAAGATCTTCTCTGATTTCAGCAACCCTAGAACGGATTGCTGCCTCAAAAATGGTACGGGCCTTTTCTTGGAATTCTTCAGAAAGATCTTCACCATCTAGAAGAGCATTGACATCCTCATCGATGTCATAAGACTCTTCCATTTCTTCTTCATTATCTTCATTATCATCTTCTTCTTTAGAAGGTTTTTTCTTTCCGTATTTTTTTTTATCTTCTTCGCTATCCTCGTCTTCAGCTTCTTCTACAAGCTCTTCATCGTATTCAGCATCTTCTCTTTGAACTCCTTGTCCAGGTGGAATTCCAGTTGCCAATTGTTGCATAGGATCAGCGGCGGCTGCCTTTACATTTACAACATCTCTTACTTGAGCTAAGGTAGCTCCAGGTGTCTTTAACATCGCTGAATTATCGTCAGGGCGATAATTTTCTGGGGTAGGTCCACCTAGATCTTCCCATGCACCAGTTTGACCTGGAATCATAACACCAGATGCATTTTGTGCAAAACCTTGCATTGGATCGGCAGATGCTGCCCCTTTGGTTACTACGTTTTCCATTTCTTGTAAATTTCTACCAACGGACATTTTAGATTTCTGTTTTATAATCTATATTTATTTATAATTTATAAATTTGAAAGAAACTCTTGGAATAAGTTAACCTTATGTTCCTGAAGAGTTCTTTCATCAACCAAAGTATTAATTCTACGTTTTGTAGATTCGGCAAGCTTTTCGCGAAGAATTCCTCCTTCCCATACCCATTCTTTACCTTCCATAATTCCCTGAACAAAAGCATCAGGAGCAGAAGGATCTGCAACAATATCTGCTGCAGTAGCAAGCATAAAATCTTGCCCAACAATCTTATGACCTTCATTAGTCATTTGAAGTGATCCAACACCACGGGAAGAAACACCTAAACAAACACCTTCACTTATTAGAGATTTTGCAATCTTACCCATAGGTGTCTCTAGAAGTTGTGCTTTACCTATAAAGTTAGATCCATTTCTCTCAAGACAAATAATTTTGTGAGAAACACGATCAAGATTTACAGTAGGACCATCTGGATGTCCCAATTCACCTAGAGCACGACCTTTACAAATGAAATTTTCATTATATCTTGCTACCTCTTTTGCAAGAGTTTGCATCGGATACATTCTTCCATTACGATTACAAATGTCTCCTTGAAGGAAAATACCTTCAATAAACATTTTCTTTTCAGCACCTTTTCCTTCGGTGATGAATTTTACTTGTTGTACTTCTTCTGTGATGAGTTTCATTTTATTCTGAGACTAGGGTGACTACTTCCGAAATATTAAAGAATGTAGATGGGTCATAACTTAAGCAAGCAACCTTTACACTTCTGGCTACAGATGCTCCACTAACATTTGGCGAAACAATTGATGAACTGTTATAATTAATCGTAATTGAATTATCGTCAAGAGAAACAATAGAGTTATGTGTAGTATTAATTCCTGCAGTAGGAGCACCTTCAACTGTTACATAATCATTTATAGTAAATGAATTTCCATTATTAAATCCAAAATCTAATCTTGTAGTAACTCCCGTAGTAACGCCAATGATTGTTTGCCTCTTCATTGTTTCTTTAATAATATCAGTACTATAGGAAACAACGTGGAAATTATTTTTTGTAACTACGGGATTAGTTCCTATTGCAATATAACCACCAGAACTAGCCATAGTTGAACCAATGGTAATTCTTAAATACCCAGTTTTCAAAGAAATTGGAACACTAGTTGAAGCAATACCAACTGCAGTTTCTACTCTAGGAATAAGAGTATCTTGAATAATTTTTGTTGCCATTATTCTGCGTCCTCGTAACCATCTTCTTGATCGTCACCAAACATTACTGATGCAACTTCTGGACGAGCACCTTCTATTCTTTCTGCTGCTTTTGCAAATAATATCTCTTTGATTTTATCTGAAATGTTTGATGGCGAATCGTCAACTGCAATCAAATCGATAAGTTCTTCCATAAAAATAAGTTTGTATTTATAGTTTTATTTATATTATCCCACCTTTAGGTTCTGGTGGAGCTTCTGGCGGTGGAGCCTGTTGTTCAGGGGGAACTTCTCCCATAGCTGCCTGATCTGCACCAGCAGCGGCATCAGGTGGAATTGGATTTCCCATTTCATCAACAGGTGCATTTGGATCAGGTAAAATACCTTTTTCAATTTCATCTTTAATTTGAAGTTCAATTTCAATAATTTCAGTATCAGTCTGATGTAAAATCTTTTTGCGAACATACTCTGTTGAGAAATATTTGCCAAGATAAGGCTCAACTTGTGCTAATAACCCAAGTCTATTTTGCAATAACTCAGCTTCTTTTAATTCTGCAAAATGATTATCATATAGAAAATCATACTGAATATGATCTTCCATTTTCTCCCAATCTTCAGGAGAAACTACATTTTTCAATAATAATTGAGTGCGAAGAATATCATTAAACATTCTTGCAAATCTTTTTCTAAGACGACCAACAAACTTAGAAAACTTAAGTTCATCTCTTAAAATTTCAGAAGAACGACCCAAATTAAAACCGTCACCACCGCCAGCAATTCTTGATTCGGGAACTCTTAGTGATCTGTAAAGTTTCTTTTGGAAATATTCAATATCTGAAAGTTCTCCAAGATTTTGACCACCAGGAAGAGTGGTGATTTCAGTTCCTCTACCACTTTCACGACGAGGAAGCCAGAAATCTTCAAGCATACTCATAAATTTACGATCATCTCTCACTTCACCAGTTTGAGCATCATAAACAAGTTTATTACGATAGCGAGACATAACCTCTTTAAGGTATTGCTCTGCTTTAACTTTAGGAAGATTTCCTACGTCAATATAAAAAATACGACGTTCTGGCGCTCTTGATAATCTATAAATGACCAAGCTATCTTCAATCATACGAAGTTGATTGAGAGCTTTAATTGCCACATGAAGATATGAAAGAACTGTTCCTTTATTTCTATCAACTAATCCTGAAGTGCAATATGTAATTGAATCTTTTGCAATTTTAAGAGATCCTTTAGATGCACTTCCAGTCAAACCTCCCATAGAACCCATAGGGTAATTTGGTGTTGGTGAATAGATAAAATATTCTTCAACATCAGAATAACTTAATTCCGAATTTGTAAGATTTGCATTTGCAGTCAATCTACTTACGATTGGATCACCATTCTTTCCACCTTTTTTAATTTCCTGACGAACATGCTTTATCTTCATCGGATCAATATACCTCAACTCTTTAATGCCTTCTTGAGGTTTTTTCATATCAATCACTTTTAGGTAAAAAAGTTTACCATCCACATACCAATTTCTAAAAATTTCATGGCATTTTCTATCAAAATCCATCATTTCTTTGATAGATCTAAATTCATTACGAATAATTTCTTTTAATTTATCGCTTGCATTTAAATTTGATAATTCAATCTCTACAGGAGAATCGTAAAGATCGCTAACAATAGCTTCATTTACAACATCTTCAATTGCAGCATCACATTCAGGATGAAGCGCCATCTCTCTATAACGACGCATTAAGTCGAATTCAGTTCTGTAGACACCTTCAATATCTACATATTGTCCATAAAATCCAGATTGAATAAAATAATCAACCCCGTCCTCATCTGTGCGAGGAACGGGGGAAACTATAGATTTGGATTGTTCTTCCTTGTCCTCAATCGAAAAACCAAAAAGCTTCGCCATGTTATAAAATTAAACTGCTATTTTGTATTATTTAGTTAATATCTTCACCGCCAGCAGAATCAGAGCTTCCTTTGATTGCTTCCCACCAGTGAACTTGCATTTCTACAGTGAATTCTTGAATAGAATCAGTTTCATAAGAAAGATTAATTGTACTGATTGCAGTTGGGAAAATATCATAAAAATGATAAGCTCTCAAAATGCTTCCATCACGATTTAATTGATAGACAAAAGCATCTGATTGATAAAGAGCTGGATTAGTTGTTCCAGTATTATCAGAAAGACGATTCATATAGTTGCTCCACTTTTCAAAAGTAGAACGAATTGCAAAATCGGTATCGTTGATAACAGTAATTGTCCAAGATTCAAATGTTCTGTCTCCAGCAAGTTTTAGAGTTCTTCCTCTAAAAGCAACTTCCACAGGGGATACATTAGAAGCAGGGAGAGCTGCTGCTTTTACAAGAAATCTTGTTTTGTCTAGGATGTTGCTGTCAACACTAATTGCTTGTGGGAATGAAAGTTCAACTTCAAAAAGATTGCTTCTAGTACCACCACCTGATAGCTTACTCTTAAAATCTGTGATCTTCCTTAATGGAATTGTATTGAGTTGATTTCTGGTTGCCATTGTTTTAAACCTCTAGGTTAATTAAAAGTTACCAATTACTTCTTCAAAATCGACACCAGTCTTGGTGGCGATGAAGTTCAATCCAATATAATTGATAGATCTTGCTGGTTTAATATAAATGTCAGCAATAAATTCATTATTATCAATCACAGCAGCAGTATTATTGGTCTCATCACAAACTACAACATAATCAAAAATTCCTCTCTTAGCTTGAACATCACGAAGGAAAGGTTCAATTGTATTTACGAAGTTTGTTCTGGTAATTTGATCGTTAAATTCAAATAACGCATCTTTCGCTGCTCGTGAAATTGCATCTTCAATATAAACAAACAAACGACGAACGTTAATTCTATCAAAAGCCGAAGCTTTTGCTAGACCAGTTTTATCCCCAAAGAGAATAATTCCTGCACCTGGAGAGAAAATTATTGGATTAACTCTATTTGTATACAGTTTATCTCTTTGAGACCTAGATGGATTATATGCAAGTTTAACTGCATTTAAAATAGCTCCTCTTGTTGTTCCAGCAGGGGAATACCAAGGATAATTATTAATATCATTTCTAGCACAAAGACCCGCCATATCACCATTCAGAGGAACATATCTAAACGTATTTGCAAATCGGTCATACATGTACTTATAGCCGCTATCAAATACTGCATATGAGGATGAGGCAACAGAAGCATAGAATGATATGATATTATTCGTAATATCTTCTGGAGATATTACTATCACTTGATTATTTGAAGCTTCATTTAAAGATGAATTTCTATATGGAGAAATGAATGCAATAGCATCTTTTCTGAGTTCTGCTACTGAGATCAATTTATTTGCTAATGCCTGAGCAGTTTCTTTTTCGTATGCAGCAGATCCCATTAATAGGAAATCAACCTGGAAATTCTCAGTATTTTCAAATAAATCATAACCGTCTGAAAGTTCATCAAGTCCTGCAGATAAAGCTCCAGTGCTTGTAATTGTTGAAATTCCAGAATAATTTGTTCCCTTTGCAAGTTCTGATGTTAAAGAACCACATGCTGAGAAAATAACTCCATCAGCTTTTTGATCCCAATCACCATCGGACTCGAATGAATATCCAGCATCGTATCCTGTAGTTACAATTCCAGCAGGAGCGCCAAGTCCGAAAATATATCTTGAATTGTTTACAAGATACTTTCTCCAATATGATGGATTACCAACTGAAAATTCAGCATCTGTCGCCTTTGAGAGACTGAGGTGTTTTTCCAGAATTGTTCCAGCATTTCCAGTAATTGTACCCTGACCATCAATTACAACAACATGAACTTCATCAAATCTTGAATTTCTTGCATCAGCAAATCCAGAAGTGCTGGGTCTTGGGGCAATTGAATTCCATTTTACTGAAGATGATGTAGTTATTCCAAGAGTTTGTTGGTCAAACCAATCTTGTTGGGATGTATATGAAGCATTTCCATATGCAGATGATTGATTAGTTGAATGAATTCCAACTGCTCCTGAAGATTTAAATGTCCATACTCCAGATTGCTGATAATCAACTGCAGTTTCAACTGCTGCACCTGATATATGACTTAAAACTTTTACTGCAATTTGCCCATTTCTAACTTCAGTAATAATACCTTTAATATATCCATCTAGAACTGGCGTAGTACCTATACCAGGATTTATTGTACCAGCAACTGATTGGGTAATACCATATCCAACTTGAAGTGCTGCTGTAGTGGTTGTGGTATTGTAGCTTCCAAAAGAAAGTTGAACATTATCAAATGAAACTGTATTTTGAGTTGCAGGATTAATATAAACAGTCCCAACTCCAATAGCAGTAATTGTGGTTCCAGAGCCAATAACACCATTTAACAGTTTTAGTGTTTGCCCAACTACAAGAACATTTCCTACATTATCTGTACTAATACCTGTAAGTATTGTTGTTGTAATTCCAATATCACCATTTGATACTGTGGCAACACCTACAAATGTTGTATTGGTTACTGAAGAAGTACTAATGCCACTTAAAATTTGGTCTGCTTTAGAGTCAATAATTGCAACTCTAAGGCCATTTGCCCAAGAACCTGGATTTCTTGCTGCTACTACAACATTAGAAAGAGTACTTTCATCATAATCAAGAGCATTATAATGGTCTAAACTGTCAATTTTAACGCTCGTTGCAGTTCCAATAAAAGCATTTTTTAAATTGGTATCATTTGCCCTAACAACTCTTAACGTGCCACCATATGAAAGATAAGATGATGCAGTTAACCAGTGCTCATAATGTTTATCTGTGGCATATGGCTGTCCGAAATTGTTAAGTAAATCACTTTCATTTTCTACTACAGTTGGAACATCTACAGGTCCCTTCGCAAAAGGAGCTACAATTGCACCAATTTTATTTGATGAAGGAGTAACTCTTCCAGTTGTTAAATCAATTTCCTTTACTACAATTCCAGGAGATGCTAAATTTAGCGGCATTTTAATTCCCCTATAAGGCCCGAATTATCTAGAAATATTTATTAAAATGATTACTTTAATCGGGGAAACGGTGCATGAATGTTTACCAATCAGGATAATTCCAATCTAAAGAGTATAATTTAGATTTTTTAGACTTTTTAATTCTTTCTATAGTACATTCTTTACACTCATAAGAATATGATGATAATAGAGTGTTATTTTTTCTTGTTTTATAAAATCCGTCAATTAAATTTTTTTTAGTTCCACATATTCTACATTTTCTTTCAGTAAAAAGTAGATGTTCTACCTCAAACTGTTCTTCTAAATCCATTACCTGTATTCCCACATATATGATCTATCTCCATATTCATCAACATTCCATACATCCATAGTTTGCATTTTATTTTCATTTGTAGCAAACATCCAACGATCGCCAGTTTGTTCATCTACAACAACTGCCGAATCTTCTAATCCATCAGAAATAAAACCAAATGGTGCCATATCTTGTTCAATTTGATTTTTTTGCTCTTCATAAATTCTCTTGCGAACATCATTATCCGTCATTTCTTTGAAATAACTTTGAGCAACTAACCAAGAGAAAATGACTAAACACATAGCTAAGTCATCATTACATCCCTCTTCAGCTTCAAATGAATTATGTTTTTGAGAGAAAGTTGTTAGTTCTGAAATAATATCATAATCTACAGTAGTTAACTTATCATCTTCCATCAAAGTTTTTAAGTTAGAGCATCCCAACTTTTTAACTGCCGCAGTTGTGCGAACTCCAAGTTGAGATTTTTTGCCACTAAATCCTGAGCCAACAATTTGACCAGCTCTTCCTTTCATAGCACACATTAAAACGTTATCATATTCCAAATCAAAATGTAAAATATTTGCAACTTGATCCCCAATATCATTTACTTCTACCAATAACCAAGCATTATTATATCCCTTTGCGACTTCATTTATAATACTTGGAAATAACATAGGTTTAATTTCATTATTTCGATATTTTCCTACAACTTTATATGGAAAATTAGTAATATCAAATACTATAAATGCTGAATAATCATTTCCCATACCTCTGGCTACGTCAACTGTGATTAGATAATTATGTTCTTCTTTTGGATGCTCGTAAATATCTAATCCTGCATTTCGTTTTATTGGATCCTCATAAACTAAATTCTTAAGTTTTGCTGGATTAATCAACGTGTTAATAGATCCTAAGAACTCACAATTATGTGAAACTATATTATTTGAATAATATAAATGTTTAGTTCCGGAATTTACTATGTCATATAGTTCTATTTTTTCTTCTATTATAGTGGATTCTACTAAAAAACATCCTCCATCTTTAGTATATACTTCAGTATATACATCTAAATCCTTTGCTTTTATAATTCCTTCTATTGTTGATAATGGATGATCTAAAGAACACTTTAATTCTTTTTCATTAGTAAATTTTAAATGAATATACCTGTCTTTTATTATTTTGTTTATTCCATAAAAAGATACTAAACCTTCTGGTGATAGTATTTTGTGCCCCTTTTTATTTAATACTACGCTTTCAGGAATTGTATACATCTGTTTAGAATCTGTTCTGGATAATTTTTATATTCTAATTCATCAATATGAAGAACTTCATAACCTTTAAGATTTAAAAATTTATCTTTTGCTATATCTTTATCTTTATCTTTATGATAATAAGTTCCGTCAAATTCTATTATTTTATTATTAAAAACGAAGTCAATAAAATAACAATTTTTATTTAATTTATCTTTTACTTCAAATAATATATATCTATCATCGGCATTTATGTAAATTTTTTTTTCTATATTTAATTCTGAAAATTTACAAAAAGTTTTATCTTTGGAATCTAATGTATTGTAAATATTCCAAAATAATTTTTGAGACACTAGTGATACTCCATTAATAGAGTGGTTGCATATTTTACAAATATTATGCTCACTATTACCATAACCCAATTTGTAAGTATAAAATTTTAATGGATTTTTGCAATATTTGCAGTGTTCAATTTTATCTTCATTATAGTTATTAAAAAGACGATAAATTTTTTCAGTAAATTTATTACTTTGCAAGTGATGATTTTTTGACAATTTAAAAATAGAATCATACAAGTTTTTATCTACACATTTAATTTGTTTTACTAAACCTTTACCATTAAGATTTAAATTATATGTTTTAAATTTTTCTTTTATAGTTTCTAAATCATATTGTTTTTTAATAAATGTTTTTTTGTAGTATTTTATAGTGTCTATTCCTACGTTAAATATCAAAGATAATTCTATGGGAGATAAATCTTGATACTCTTTTTTGTTAATATTTTCTTTGATATTTGAATTTATAAAATAATTGATTTCTAAACCATATTTTTTTATAATTTTAGTTAAAGAACTCCTATGGATATTATATTTTTTTGCTGCTTTAGAAATGCTCATACTTTCTAAATCAGTCTTTAGTTCTTCTTTTGAAGGAATATTATGTTTATTTTTAAATATTAAATTAGAATTTTCTGATTTTGACCTAGTTTTTATATTAAATTTTTTAAATAAACGAATAATAGGTTGACGATCTACATATCCAAAATATACTCCAATTTCATCCAAAGTCATTTTTTTATCATTATATAAGATTTCCAAGTGTTCTTTTGTAATATTTTTACTGTTCGTTTTTGAGTTGCTCATACAAGTCGCCAATAAATACATCCACTATACCATTATTTATAATAGTTGTATAGTCAAGACTTTCAAACTCTACCTTGAATTGCTGTTCGCTGGTATTCGCAATTGTCTGCTCTTTCCACTTCGTATCCCTACCTGGAACTTCCGACCAATGAACTTCTGTAGGAATATATTCATTTCTATTACGCTCCGCATCATGCCACATGCGGTAGAAATGGTTCATACCGCGAGGAGTAGATACGATGATTACCTTTGTACTTTGTCCAGATGAAATTGTAGGATAAACAGATGCAAAAAAGTCATCTGCAATATGATTTGGAATGAACGCAAATTCGTCTAAGAAAATAATATTGTATGAACCACCACGAACTGCAGATGCTGAAGTAGATGCTGCAATAATTTTAGAGCCGTTCTCTAGCTCCAGAGAGCCTCTGTTCCATTGTATGACGCCCTGCTGCATCCACTTAGGTAAATTCTCATAGGCCAGTTGTAGGCGCTGCAGGAGGTCTCTGGCGGTTGATGCTTTGTTCGCTAGAATGGCGATATTTACGTTGTCATTAAAGACTGCATAATGTAATAGGTAAGATACGCAGGTAGTTGATTTACCTGTCTGACGAGGCATCTTACAAATATTAAATCGGTTTTCGTGAAATCTTGTGATTAACTTTTCCTGAAATGGATATAAGTCAAATGGAACTAATCCATGATCCAGAGAGACGATTTTAATATAATTTTTTGAAAAATATACGGGATCAAAATAACATTTTTTCCATTCCTTGATCTGCTCGGGAGTCCAAGGAATATTAACATTTGCTCTCTTTAGATTTGGATTAGAGAGGTATGCATCACTTTGTTTAAGTTGAATATCATCAATTGCCATAATTACCTACTAATCTCTTCCCAGTCCATAGAAGCAACAACAGTATCATCAGCACCATCAGAAGCAACCACAAGTGTAAGTTCATAAGGAGTTGAAGTTAATCCATTTCTTTCTAACTGAAACTTAAATAATGCTTCTTTTAGAATATCAACTTGACTTGCTCCTTGATTTGATGCATTAAAAAATCCACTTGCAAGAATTCTCCCATCAGTATAAGAAGTTCCAGTAATATCATATTCAACAGAACTATCAACTCCAGCACTCACCCAAGCACCACCAGTAGTAATTCCACTTGCTCCAACTTGCCAGTTATAATTACCAGTGCTAATTGGCATTATAGAAAGTGCTGTGAGAATTACAATCGCATCCAAACGATTTGGTGATGCTTTGAGACGCAAAGATATTACAGGATAAAATGTTCCCGCAGTTCCTAATGTTCTTGGAGAATTGATTGGTATACCAACTGCCTGCTGTATTCCACGAAGTTCATAACCACCTTCTGAAATTACACTAGAACAAACTTGTTTCAGTGTGCTTGAACTTGTTGTAATTCCAGTATTTGCAATCTCATATCTCAAAGGTAATGATGCCGTTGTAATATAAGTTGAAGTGATTAAGTTT